CGTTGTGACGGAGGAAACGCTCGTGATCGCCGTTGAGCAGAGCGCCGGTGGTGACCATTTCGGTGTAGAGCAGGGCGTTTTTCGACAGGATGCGCAGGAAGTACCGGCAGTGACGGTCAGTCCAATCCATCATCGGTGCCACACTGAAGCGGCGAGACGGCTCGGAACGGGCATGGCTAGTGTTTACAGGCGCTTCAGGTTTTTCGAAATTCATTGATACTGATCTTTTATACAGCAGTTTTTACCCATTTTCCCTTGTTTTCTAAAGTCTGTTGCTACAATGTAGCAAGCGAATTCGGCAATGTAGCAACTGGAAATGGGCACGATCACATCACGCAAGCGCAAGGACAACTCGACGGCCTACACGGCGCAGATACGGATCAATCGGGACGGGCGCACAGTTTATCAGGAAAGCCAAACCTTCGACCGAAAGCAGGTCGCCCAGGCTTGGATCAAGCGGCGCGAGACGGAGCTGGCTGAGCCCGGTGCGATTGAGCGCGCAAACCGTAAGGGTGTGACGATCAGAATGATGATCGAGCAGTACCTGGACGAGTACGAGAAGATCCGGCCTTTAGGCAAGACTAAGAACGCGACGTTGAAGGCGATCAAGGATACCTGGTTGGGCGACCTCAACGACTCGGCCCTGACCAGCCAGAAGCTGGTGGAGTTTGCACAGTGGCGGATGGGCAAGGAAGGCGGCGGCGTCCAAGCGCAGACGGTTGGCAATGATCTCTCGCATCTGGGGGCAGTCCTATCCGTGGCGCGGCCGGCATGGGGCTACGAGGTGGATCCGCTGGCCATGTCCGACGCACGCAAGGTTCTGCGAAAGCTAGGTATGGTGAGCAAGAGCAGGGAGCGTAACCGTCGTCCAACGCTGGAAGAGCTAGACAAGCTGATGACGCATTTCTTCGAGATGCAGACGCGTCAAAAAGCCCATATCGACATGCCGAGGATGATTGCGTTTGCTCTCTTCTCGACGCGCCGACAGGAGGAGATCACGCGGATTCGCTGGGATGATCTCGACGAGTCCCGCCAGGCCGTCCTGGTGCGTGATATGAAGAATCCCGGACAGAAGATCGGCAACGATGTGTGGTGCCATTTGCCGGATGAGGCCTGGGCGATCCTGCAGAGCATGCCCCGGACCGAGCGGGAGATCTTTCCGTACAACTCCCGATCGGTATCGGCGTCGTTCACGCGGGCGTGTCCGCTGCTGGGGATTGAGGACCTGCACTTCCATGATTTAAGGCACGAAGGGGTGAGTCGTCTGTTCGAAATGGACTGGGACATTCCTAGGGTATCGAGTGTTTCAGGCCATCGAGACTGGAACTCTCTACGGCGATATACGCATCTTCGGGGGCGCGGCGATATTTACAAAAAATGGAAATGGCTAGCCGAGGTTTGTGTTTAGGGCTTGCTGACTATCGAGGGTGAAAGTAATGAAAAATAAAATTGATGTAAAGCGCACCGTTTTGATGATGTGGGGTATGGCATCCAGTCTTTTTCTTTGGTATTTCGTTGTGATATCAGAGGCAAAATTCAGTGTCTTTCAATACCTGATTTTTTGCACAATCCTCTTTGTTGGTGGCTTGGCATATGATGTACTGTCAAAACTTTCCGCCTGTCCATACACGGAAGAGAATTCTCCCCTTTGGAGGCAAGTTATGAAGATTCTTTGCGTTGTGTTCTTGGGGTATATGTTCATCGGTGCTGCCCTACTGGTCGGTCTTAACTTGGATGGCGGCAAGGGTATCCTAATAGCTATGGGCGGAGTGGTGCTAGGAATGTTTTGGGCAATGCATTTTCTTATAAAGTTGAAAGAGCCAGTGATCGCTTTGCTCGCATCAAAATGAACTGCGGGGTCGCTTAGACCCCGCTACATCCAGCTTATGCGGCTCTGCCCATTAACTGGTTCTGTTCTTTCAGTGCTTTCTCTCGTTGCCGATCAATGTAATCCGCTAGATCCTTCAAGTGAATTCCAAGCGAAGCTTTTTGTGAATTTGCCCCCAATCTTACGACCGGAATGTCAATCTCTCCATCTAGTTGTTTCCGCTTGAACTTCTCTACTGTTAAGTGCATATAGTCCGCACATACCCGATCAAGCGTAATTACAGCTTGTCCATCGTACTGGGCCATAAGTAAGAACAAGGTGTTCATAGCGCCACCTGCTTGATCAATTCGACCTGCTTCCACGCTCTGCGATTCCAAGCTGCGAAGCCAGCGCGATACGCGTAATGCTCACGGGCGAACGAGTCGGATGTCTTCGCACCTGGTGCGGTGATGTAGGCGCCTCGCTGGGCGCAGTACTGCAGGCCCTCGGGGATAGGGAACTCTTTCTCGAACTCGACGCGCTCGTCGATCTGCACTTCGTCGACGGTTTCTTGTGATGGACTTTCAGAGTTGCTGTCAGGGTGCGTATACCCCACAGCAAGCTGCGCGGGCGGGCGATTTTGAGCGGTTAGCGTTGCATTGGGTGTGGCTGCCTCGCGCAGCTTTTCGTGGGGTATGAGCGCCTCGGTGGTGCTGCTGGAAGGGGCAATAATGCCTGCTGCTGCGCAGCAGAGGCTGTTTGTTTCTAGTGTGTCGACGCGGGCTTCTTCGCGGAGCAAAGCGGTCGGGGATTGGGTGTTGTGCTGGTCCTTTTGCATGCCACTTTCCTCCAAGGTTCGATTGCGCGTTGGTTCATCAGCCGTTGGTGAGGCGTGAGCCGTGTTGCGGTGTGTGTGGGATTGGGAGTAGGCCTGGCTCATGCGGCGCTCTCCTGATCTGCCGGCTCCAGCAGGGCAGCTATGGCGAGTGCTTGGTCGCGGAGGAGGCGGGTTTCGCGTTCGAGTTTTTTACCCGTGCGGAAGGCGGCGAATGTCTCGGCTGCGATCCGCAGTTTCTCGGCAATCTCTAGCAGGGTGATCCGTGCAGGTTCTCCGAGCTGTGAGGCCTCTAAGGCGCGCTTGTAGAAGTCGTAGAGTTGCTCGTGTTTGTTTTGAACCTGCTTAAGCGATAGCGTGAGGTTGCGGATCTCTTCAGATTCGTCAGCGCTCTGAACGGCTATGCCTTCGCTGTAGCCTTCTGCATAACCCTCGGTGAGGCCGTTGCTGAATCCGTTCCGGTAGGCGAGCCAGTAAATGCCGGCGGTCGTTAGGACGATTGCTATGAGGGCGCAGATTTGAATTGCAGTCATGTGGTGTGCTCCTGGTGATGTCGTTGGCTGGTGGTGGCAGCCGCTTGGTTTGTGGTTGTTACTCGTTGGTGTCGTCCTGCTGTCGCTGCATGTCTTCGTCGGCCTTGTAGGCGCGGATGTCGATCAGTGAGGCGACGTGCCGGATGTGGGCGTACTTCGGCGCTTTGCGGCTGGTGTCCAGCGTGGTGATGGGGAGCTGAATGCGGCCGCTGCTGAGCTCGGCCGCGAACGATTGCTCGTTGAGGTTGCGAAAGTAGCGCTCGCGAACTCTGTCGAGCGGGATCAGAACGTCGCCGAAGGTGCGAAAGAGCAGCTCGACGGTGGCTGATTCCGGTGCCGGGTGCAGGCGCAGCGGGTTTTGTGCTGTGTTACTCATGGCTCTGTTGGGCCTCCTTGCGTTGTTTTCGGGCTGGGTGGGTCCAGGCATTCAGGCAGTGGGTTCTGGTCAGCTCGCGCAGATGTTCGGGCACTTCGAGGAGCGCGGCATTGCGCTCCTCTCGTGTCCGCATGGCGATGATCTGGCGGGCGTATTCCCTAGGCCACGTCACGGCTGTCTGCCGGGATGGCAGGCAGGTCGATGCCCAACTGTTCAGCCAGCCAGCGGATGCCGGGTTGTTTCACCCTGGTCGACTGGCTGTACTGCATGCCGAGTTGGTCGTGGTACCACTGGCCGTCCTTGATGCGCAGGTAATCGCGGTCGCGGTTGGGGTAGGCCGGTAGGTTCCTCTCGTTCAGCAGGCCTTTTTCCCGCATGCGAGCGATGAGCTTTGGCCGGGTGAGGCCGAGTTGGGTTGCGGCTTGGGCGAGGTTGCGTTCCATGGCGTCCTCCTCATGCCGCGTGCGCGGCTGGGGTGGCCGCTGCAGCGAGGTGGTTGATGGACTCGGTGACCTTGCCGTATATCTCGACATCGGTGCCGTACGCGGTGAAGCAGCGGGTGTGCGGGCTTTTGTTGCCGATGCTCAGGATGGTGGTGACACCTGAGCGCGATTGCGTGCGATGCACCGCGACCTGAAGGGGGTAATCGAAGCCCATGTCGAGGCCCAGCACGCCACCGGTGCGTACCAGCTCGAACACGCGTTGCTTGTCGGAGACCTCGAAGCGGCCGTATTCGCGGCTGGCATGCGGGCGATGCACCAGGTCGCTGGTGTTGCTCGCGTCGAACGGGCCGTTGGCAATCTCTTCGATAAAGTCGGCCAGCTTGAGGTGCGTTTTCTTGTCGTTCTGCAGGGTCAGCGTGTGGCGCTCGCTGGCCAGCTCGACGACGAAGGTGCTCTCCTTTGTACCGCGTTCGACCTTGAGACGGAACGCCAGACACTCACGCTTGGGCGCTGTCCGGAGGACGTGGTTGAAGGTCTCGGTCAGGTTGACCTGGGCGTTGAGCAGTTGCAGCGTGCGGTTGTCGATTTTGTACTTGATCATGCTGCGTGCCCTCCGCCGTTCGGATTGACTGGGGCAGGAGCCGCGCGTGCTGACAGCTTCGATTTGCTGATGGCGAACGCGCAGCCGAACTCGCGGGCTAGGCGACGGATCTCAAAGATTTGGAAAGGGTTGGCAGCGGCTGGGTGGACGTGCAGGGTTGCAGTGGTGCTCATGGTTTGCCTCGCTCTGTGGTGGAAGAGTGAGACAAATATCAACCAACGGTTGATTAATGTCAACTATCGGTTGATCATGCTTGTGTTGACTTAGCAGATGCTGCATTCCGGAGGGAGTAGTGGCATATTGCTTCTTGATCTTTTTTGCTGATTCACCCTTATTACACAAAACCATCAAAAAGCAGGCTGCTGAAATCGTCGTCGTTTAAATGGAATTTCATATATAGGGATTGGGGTATTGAGATGTATCTTCTAAATTTTAATATGCTTCGACCAGGTGATGTGATTTTTACATCAGAAAAAACACTGAAAAGCGGCGCGATTCGTAAAGTCTCGAAGGGTGAGTCATCCCATGTTCTACTTTGCGTAGGACACGGTAGTTGCATTCATGCTGATAAGAAGGGTGGCGTACACTCTTTCAATATTCAAAGGCTATTAATTAGCGATCCGGCTAATGTTTCAGTGAGAAGACTTTCCGGTGAGTATGCTTTCGATAAGGTAAAAGTGAAGTGCGTAACTGATTATGCACGAAGCAAGATAGGTACTAAGTACTCATGTTGGGAAGCTGTTAAGTCATTGCCAATTTTCAAGGCGGATTTTTTTAAGAATTTTTCAATCGATTTGCATAAGCCTTCAAGCCTTCAGTTTTGTTCAAGGTTGGTTGCTGAGTCGTATAAAAATGCAGGGATAAAGCTAGTTGATAATCCATCATCTTGCACGCCCGCGGATCTTGAGGGTTTTCCGGGGTTCAGAATTCTTCAAGATGTTTTTGTTCTGGCCAGCAAGGAAGATATTTCGTTCGCTCTGGATGTTGCAAGAGACAAGATAAAGAAGCAGACAGACATTACAAGTAAATTGTTAAGCAGCGTGCGTGAAAGATATGGAAGTCACATTCAAACCTTGAACGACGTGTTACAAACTGCTGTGGATGTCGATGGGGCTGATGCGGTAATAGCAGATATTACAGAAAAATCTGGATACCTCTATATGTGGCGGGATGACTTGGAGGCATGTCCTTGGCGTTATCAGTCGGAGATTTTCCGAAGCATTAAAATGCCAAATGGTGAACGTCAATCCACGATTATGCGAGAACTAAAAATGGCCCGAACTGACATAGAGAGGTTTACTGAATCGCTAGAAAGAGCTCAGAAACGTTTGTTGGAATATCCTTTGGTTACTCTAGAACAGCAAGTTACGCTCTATACCACCCTTCTGCGGCTTGCGCACCAGAGGCAGTCGGTATTTTTGTATTTGGAAACTCAATAGTCAGGCTGTTTTCCTTGTTTGTTATCGTGACGACATTTATTCAGGGATGAATGAGCCTACTACTTTTCCACATATATGGGTCTCTTCCGTGATGTCAATGATTGGGTATTGCGGATTGATCGGTCGTAAGTACTGCCTTCCAGCGTCCTCTACCAATATTTTAAAAGTTGCCTCATTAGTTCTCGGAACCCTTGCAATGACGCGGTCACCAGTTTTGGCTTCTGCCTCAGGATCTACAAAGATGATGCATCCCGTCGGATAGCTTCGTCCTGGCCCAGGATTAGTCATTGAATCTCCGAGAACTTTCAAAGCATATCCATGGACGCTAATCGGTACGGGGCACGAAAGCCAAGAGTCAGCGTCATAGGTCTCAAAGTTTGAAATTGCTTCGCACCATGCACCAGCCTGAACCCATGATATCAATGGAACTTTACCAAAGCGCTGATTGACTTCGCTTACGTTACTTCCGACGCCAGTAGCTATTTTTCGAACGTTACTTTCCCCGGTCTGCTCTTTCGGCATCACCCCGTACTCAAGCCATTCCCGCCTAACGCCCAGCCATGAGCAGAGGGCAGACATGCTGTCAGCCTCAGCCATTGCCTCTCCATTCAGCCACTTGCTGATTGCCTGGGTCGTTTTATCAACACCCACGCTTTTCAGCTGACGATGAATATCCACTCCACGACCACGGGCGCGTACGCCGGCATCGTCGAGAGCTTCGTGTAGGCGCTCGCTAAAAGCTGCGCGGAGGGAATTTTTATCAACCATGAGTTGAGAGTCTCATAAAGGTTGCGCAATAGTCAGTTGATCTATAACATCAACCGCAAGTTGATAAATGGAGGTTGTCATGTTGGACCCCGCAGATTTTCCAAGCGCGATTGCGTTTGCGTTTGAAGCCGTTGGCGGCATCGGGGCCGCTGCGAAGGTATGCAATAGAAGCTACCAAGCGCTGAACAAATGGCGTCAGGCTGCATGCCTGCCGCGAACGGATTACACAGGTGAAACAAAATACGCCGAGCTGTTGGCGACTGCTGCGAAGCAGAAAGGCAACGCATTCCAAGCTGCTTGGCTGTTGAACGCTTCGGCTCCCCAAAAAGCTGCTGCGTAGTTAGAAAAAAGGCGGCCCAAAGGCCGCCAGTTCCTCCCGGCACGCACCACCACAGCGCTGTCGGGACGCGATAAAGAAGGGCGGGCACACCACATGCAACCACCTTTCTTTATCGCGCTTTTCCAAGGCTTGGAAGCCTTGGTGTTGCTGCCTCTTCCACCACAGATTTGGCAGCTGTTGCGCCAGGGGGAGCAACGGATTGCTCGCCCCGGCACGGTGCCGGTATCGATCCCTAAGATCTAGCCGGCGTTTGGGCCCTTTCAAGCCACGCGGCAAATGTATCACCACTGCATGTCGCGCGGCACTGGCAACTTACAAGGATTAATGCCATGAGCCGTATCGCTCTGAGTTCTGTTGAGCGGGCGCAGCGGGAAGTTTTGCCGCTCGATCTCGCGCTTTACCATGCCGCACGGGACTACCCCGGCGGCGCCGCAGCCATCGCCGCCACCCCCGGCCGGAATGCGACCACGCTGCAGCACAAGCTTTCCCCAACCCACCCCAGCCACACGGTGAACATTCAAGAGTTCGGCGAGATTCTGGAGCTGACCAAGGATCGCCGCATTCTGGATGCGGTGCATGCGTTGGTCGGTGACACGACCTGGCAGGAGCTGGCCGAGGCGTACACAAATGACATGCCTGAGACGTTGACCACCGGTATCGCGGAATACTTCCGCAAGGTGGCGGATCTGGCGGACACCTGGGCCAAGAGCATTGGTGACGGTGTCATTACTGATGAGGAACTGGCCGCGATTCGCCTGCAGGTGTTTCGTGGGATTCAGGGGCTGTTGGGGATGTTCAACCGCGCCACGTATGTCAACCAGACGACGCGAGGTGTTGATCGTGGCTGACATTGCTGACTTCGCTAATGACCTGGTGCAAGAGCGCATCGATCAAGCGCTCGCAGCACGCAACGCTACCAAGCCTGCCTTGGTGGCGCATTCGTTTCTGTTCTGCGAAACATGTGATGACCCTATCTCGGAGGCCCGTCGTGTGGCGTCGCCCGGTTGCACGCAATGCGTGGGATGCCTTTCTCTCGCGGAACTGAAGGGGGCTCGCCATGCTGGATGAGGTACTGGGGCAGTTCGCGGATTACGGGCTTGAGCCTGCGCAGCCATTGGTGTTCGGTAAGCTCACCCGGTGCAAGACGGCGCAGGACAAGGGCAAGGAAAAGAACGGCTGGTACATCGCCCACGAGCATCGCACCGAGAAGGGCGAGACGCTAATTTTCGGCGCGTTCGGTGACTGGCGTTCGGGTGAGTCGCAGAAGATCAAGGTCAAGGCCGGGCGGATGTCACCGGAAGAGCGTGAGGTTATGCGCGCTCGTCAGGAGGAGGCGAAGCGCCGGGCTGCGGAGATCGCAGCAAGTGCGGCGCGTCGTGCGGCGAAGCGTGCGGCGGGAATTTTCAAGCGCATGCCGGAGAAGGGCCGAAGCGACTATCTGGATCGTAAGCAGATTGTCGGTATCGGTGTTCGGTATGCGCCGCGCACGGGTGCGTTTCTTGTGCCTATGTGCAACGTGCGTGACGAGATTGTCGGCCTGCAGGTGGTGTTTCCAAGCAAGCAGGAAGACACCGGTCGGGACAAGTCGTATTGGCCATATGGGATGTCGAAGGAGGGCGCCTTTCACCTGATCGGGCCGCATCCGGATCCTGGTGAACCCGTGCTGGTGTGTGAGGGCTATGCCACGGGCGTAAGCCTGCATATGGCGACTTCGCTGACCGTGGCCATTGCGTTTGACGCCGGCAACTTGCTGGTGGTGTGCAAGGCGATGCGTGAGCGCTTCGCCGGCTGCCCGCTGATCATTTGCCGGGACGATGACTGGAAGACCACGAAGCCCAACGGTGATGCCTGGAACCCTGGCGAAGAGAAGGCCAACAACGCGGCGCTGATCGTCGGTGGCCAGGTGGTCGCGCCGATCTTCTCCGGTGAGCGTGAGATCAAGTGGACCGACTTCAACGACCTGCATGTTGCCGAAGGTTTGGAGGCTGTGCGCCGTCAGGTGCTGGCGGTGGTCAAGCCGCCGGCCGCAGGTGGCTGGAAAGACATGCTGGCTCGAAGCGAGAGCGGGGCGTTGATCGCGCACATGCAGAACGTCGAGTTGATCTTGGCCAACGATGAACGTTGGGCCGGGGTGATCAGTTACAGCGCTTTCAGTTCGAAGATCGTGAAGCTGCGTGCGGCGCCGTATGGCGGTGGCACGGGCGATTGGGCGGACATCGATGATGTGCGGGTGATGAAGTGGCTCGCGCAGCAGTACAACTTGCGGGTGAAGGCGTCGCATGTGATCGAGGCGGTGAGCGTGGTTGCGCATGACCATGCGTTTCATCCGGTGCGGCAGTACCTGCGCAAGCTTGCGTGGGATCGCGTGCCTCGCCTGGAAAGCTGGCTCGCGGACGTCATGGGCGTGAAGGCTACCGATTACTCGAGCAAGGTCGGTAAGCGCTGGATGTTGTCGGCCGTGGCGCGGGTGATGAAGCCAGGCTGCAAGGCTGACTCGGTAATGATTCTTGAGGGTGCGCAGGGCGCCGGTAAATCGACGGCGATGAGCATTCTCGGCGGCGAGTGGTTCATGGATACGCCGTTCGCCCTCGGCGACAAGGATGGCTTTCAGGCGATCCGGGGCAAGTGGATCGTCGAGCTGGGCGAGTTGGACAGTTTTAACAAGGCCGAGAGTACCAAGGCCAAGCAGTTTTTCTCGGCGTCCACCGATACCTACCGTGAGAGTTACGGCCGTCGAACGATGGACGTGCCGCGTCAGTGCGTGTTCGTGGGGACGACGAACCAGGACGAGTACCTCAAGGACGCGACCGGTAATCGGCGCTATTGGCCGGTAGCGTGTACCAAGGTGGATCTGGAGCTGTTGCGTTCGATCCGCGATCAGCTGTGGGCCGAGGCGTTGTTCTGTTACGACGCGGGCGACCTTTGGTGGGTGACGCTGGATGAGGCGGCGATGTTCGGCGAGGAGCAGGACGAGCGCTTTGTGGTGGACGAGTGGGAAGGGCCGATTATGACTTGGCTGGAAGAGTCGCAGATCGGCGAGACCACCACCGGCAGCGAAGTGCTGAGCAGTGCGTTGAAGTTGGACTTCGGGCATTGGGGCAAGCCGGAGCAGATGCGCGTCGGGGCGATCATGCATCGGTTGGGATGGCGGCGTGTTCGGATGCCTCCGTTGGTGAAGAGTGGTCAGCGGCCATGGGCTTACAAGAAGCCTGCAGGTTGGGGCGGTACTTCGGCGTTGAAACGGGAACCGATTGAGGAGCCGTGCTTTGATTAAGGAGATCGATTCGCTGCTTCGGTTGTGGGCGCAGGAACTGCATTCCGAACATTCGAGAGGGGGACTTGCTGGGGGGAATATGGTTGCCATGATGATGGAGAGCAATGGGCAACTGATCCGTGGGCGTCGGGCCTTCCGTGCGCCGCTGGAGAGTTCTCTCGACATCGAGCTGATCGTGACCAAGCATCTGGCGCCCGAGCTGGTGACGGTTGTGCGGGAGCATTACTGCACGCTCGACGTTGATATGCGCTTGCGGTACGCGCACTGCGGTTGTGGCCGCGACACGTACTACCAGCGTTTGCATGAGGCACACCTGCAGATTTTCGGAGTGATGATGGGGTTGGCTGCGTGACCCCAGGCATTCGTCCGGCTGTTGCTGTCCCACTGGCCCGTCTTGTCCCGCTGCGTTTTGATGCAGTGGGACAGGTGCGGGCCTTGTCGTTGTTAGGTTGTCCCACCGTCCCGCTACAAAGTGCCTCCCGCCCGTGTAAACGTAGCGGGAAGCAATACGCGCGTTTCACGCGCATGCGTGTTCTTTAAGATTCTTCCTTTACACGAGAAAGGAGAGAAATAAGTAGGACAGTGGGGCGAAGCCCCGAATTTGGGCGCTCTCAGGCGTCCCACTTCGATTCTGAAGGGTGGGACAGATGGGACACCGCCGAAACAGCAGAATGCCGGGGTGGGATATTCGCCGACATTCGCTAGGCGTTCACCCGGTGTTACCCACTTATTCGCCGGGTGGCATTAAACCGGGGTTGCTGCCACCGGAATCGACCTGTAAAAAGTAGTCATCTTCGATAGGTGCGACCGCAGAGAGCGGCAGGCACCACACCACCAAACCCGGCCATTGCGCCGGGTTTTTGCGTTTAGGGGTTGGCGATGACAAACGAGCAACAAGCGCTGGCAGAGATGCCGATCTGGTTAGTGATCGTCCTGGCCCTGGTCGGCGGCGTATCGGGGGAGATGTGGCGGGCCGACAAGGACGGCGCGCGGGGCTGGGCGTTGTTGCGCCGCCTCGCGCTCCGGTCTGGGGCCTGCATTGTCTGCGGGGTGTCGGCGATGATGCTGATGATCGCGGCCGGCATGACGATCTGGACGGCGGGCGCATTGGGTTGCCTGACGGCAATGGCTGGTGCCGATGTCGCCATCGGGTTGTATGAACGGTGGGCTGCCAAGCGGTTGGGCGTTTCGGAGTCGGCATCGACCGACCGAAGCTAGGTCGGCGGCCGGGTGGGTGGGCGCAATTTTTCCGGGTCCTCCCTGAGGGTCGCCCCCTACACGGGTTAGCGAACTCGCGGGATCTCTGCAGCTGAGAATTTTGCAGTGATGTCCGTCTTTTCAAAGGGTTAAATATGGGCAGGACAGTTAGCAAGGCCGACTTAAGCGAAATCGTCGGTCGTGATGAACGCACCCTGACCCGTTGGCAGAACGACGGCATGCCAGTGACCGAGTTCGGCCTCGGTCGGGGCAACGAAAACCAATATGACACTCAAGCAGTGATTGAGTGGCTGATGCACCAGGCCTCGCTCAACGGCAAGAAAGAATCTTCCCGCGACCGCCTCGACCGGATCCGTGCCGACCGCGAAGAACTCGCGATGGCCAAGGATCTGGGGGAGGTCGTCATCGCCGATGACTTGGTCGAGCGCTTCGAAGCAATGATCACCGCCGCGAAGGTGGAGCTACTCAACACATTCCCCGACGTCCTTGCCGCCGAACTGTCGGCGCGCTACGGGGTGGAGGTCGACGACCTACTGATCAGGGATCCCATTGAAGCCATCCTGAGGAGGCTTTCTGACTATGACAAGGATGATGCCCCGTCAGATGGATATTCTGACGAACCGGACGATCCGGACGGCTTTGAAGAAAACGGCGACTAAGGCGCTGCGCGGCGCCTGCCGCAAGTGGGCGCCACCGCCGCGCATGAGCATTATCGAGTGGGCGGACAAGTACCGTTGGCTCGCGCCCGAGGAAGCGGCGCGCCCTGGCAAATATCGCTTTGACGTGACACCGCACCTGACTTGGCCCGGTGGGCCGTTGGAAGCGTTGGACGATCCAGCGGTCAGCGAGATAGTCGGCCGCAAGTCGGCGCAGGTGGCCTGGACATCGGGCGTACTGGGAAACGCCTTGGGCAAGTGGATCGACATTGACCCGTCGCCGATCCTGGTGCTGTTCCCCAAAGCCGAAGCCGCCAAGCAATACGTTGGTGAAAAGCTCGAACCGATGATCGAAGCCACACCACGCCTGCGCAAGAAAGTCGACTTGCGTAGTCGCAAGCTGCAGCAGCGTCAGGACTTCAAACGCTTTCCCGGCGGATTTCTGAAGATGGTCGGCTCCAACAGTCCGGCCAGCGTGAAATCCACGCCTGTGCCTCGAGTGGCCATTGAGGAGCCTGATGACTGCAACCTCAACCTGCGCGGCCAGGGCGACAGCATCAAGCTGGCGAAAGAGCGCCTGAAAACCTTCCGTCGCTCGAAGATCATCATCGGTGGGACACCAACCATCAAAGGCCTGTCGGCGATTGATGCAGAGCTGGAACTGTCGGATAAGCGTGTTGGCTTGGTGCCCTGCCATGAATGTGGTCATGAACACGCGCTGAGCTTTGACAACCTGCATTGCGACGAGGATCCGGATTACCTGCACGAGGTGTACGGCAAGAAGCGTCCGGAAAAAGCGTTTTATTCCTGCCCGCACTGCGGTGGGATCTGGGACGACAACCAGAAAAACGCCAACCTCAAAAACGGGCGCTGGTCGGCCACGGCTGAGTTTCGCGGGATAGCGGGCTACATTCTGAACGAGCTGTACGCGACGTTCTGGGGATCGCGTTTTCAGGTGCTGATGGAGAAGAAACTTCAAGCCGAACACGCGGCTTCGCAGGGCAATATCGGGCCGATGATCGCCTTCGTCAACAGCTCCAAAGGTGAAAGCTACGAGTACCAGAGTGACGCGCCGAAGACTGACGAACTGGAGAGGCGCGCCGAGCCTTACGCCGAGCTGACCGCACCGAAAGGCGTGTTGCTGGTCACCGTTGGCGTCGACGTGCAAGGCGATCGCCTAGCCCTAGTGATTACCGGGTGGGGGCGCGGTGAAGAGTCATGGCGACTTTACTGGGGCGAGCTGCATGGCAACCCCATCGACCCGCATGATGCTGTGTGGCAGGAACTGGACCGGGTGATCTCCCGGCCGATTCCCACCGAGGGTGGCGCGCAGCTGGCGGTGTCGGCGGTAAGTATCGACAGCTCCGACGGCAATACCAGCGATGCGGTTTATGCCTACGTTCGGGATCGCCAGCGCTACAACGTCATGGCGATCAAGGGGGCCTCCGTCGACAGTCGTGACAAGGAGATTTTCACCAAACCACCGCAGTCAGTGGATACCTCGCAAGACAACACCAAGGCTGCGAAATACGGCCTGCGGGTACACATCGTCGGCACGCACAAAGCCAAAACATTGATCGACGGCCGACTCCGACTCAAGGGCAGTGGTCCGGGTCGTATGCACTGGTACAGCGAGATTCGCTCGGACTATTACGAGCAACTCACCAACGAAGTGCTGGCCCCACATGCACGCAACCCTAGCAAGATGGTGTGGCAGAAAAAGGCCGGTCGCCGCAACGAAGCGCTCGACTGCGAAGTTTATTCACTGCACGCCGCTCGCAGCCTGAAAACTCACCTGCTGCGGGATCACGAATGGGACCAGCTGGAGCAACAACTGCTACAGCCAACCCTGTTCACCACCGAGCAACCGGTCGCACCGGTACCGCGCCGAGCTGTCGCTCGTGGGCGGGGCACCCGCAGTCGAGCGGGCTACTAAGGAAAACATCATGACAGACGCACAACAGCGCCTCGCGGAAGTCCGGGCGGCGATCTCTGACGTCCTGAAAAAAGGTCAGCGCCTGCGCCGTGCGGATCGTGAACTGTATCGCGCCGAGCTGAACAGCCTGCGCCTTCTTGAGCAGCAATATGCCAAAGAGGTCGCGCTGGAACAGGCCCAACAACAGGGACGTGGTCGCAACCGCGTCTCCTACCTGGCGATCTGATTATGAGCTTCTTTCGAAAGGATCCGGCCGAGTTGCTGATGCGCGAGGCCATCAAGCTCGCTAAGTCAGCCTCCGGGGCCAAGCCCATCGTCGCCCAAGGTGGTGGCGGTGGGGTTGAGACTCGCTGGCGCGGTGCCTCACGCGTGCTGCGCAGTATGGCCAGCTGGATACCCGGTCTCGGCAGCCCGCGACGCGACCTCGACCAAAACGAGCGGCGCATGTTGGTGGCTCGTTCGCGGGATGCCATGCGCAATCACCTGATCGCAAGAGCGGCGATCACTCGCCTGCGCACCAACGTAGTCGGCACCGGTCTGGTTTGCCGTTCGCAGATTGATCACGCGGCGCTCGGTTTGAGTGAGGAGCAGGCCGAAGACCTCAATATCCAGCTCGACCGACTCTGGTCGTTGTATGCCGATGATCCACGTGAGTGCGACGCGGAAGCGACGCTCAATCACTACCAACTGCAGGCCTTGGTCATGGTCTCGTCGATGGTCGGCGGTGATGTATTGATTGCCAGCCCCGACGACGAACGTCCCGGCTGTGTATTCAGTACACGGCTGCAACTGATCGAGTCGGATCGGGTGTGCAACCCGTCTGGACAACTGGATAGCGCGAACCTGGTGGACGGCGTCGAATTCGACAGGCTCGGCGCACCGTTGGCTTATCACGTCTGCACCGGTTACCCGAACGAGTTCACCGCTGGGCAAGCCCTCAAATGGGAGCGATTGCCAGCCTTCGGTGAAGCCACCGGCAGACGCCGAGTCATGCATGTGATGGCAGACAAGGAGCGTCCAGGTCAGAAGCGAGGCGCGCCGTACCTGGCCCCAGTGCTGGAGCCACTGCAGAAATTGGAGCGGTACAGCAGCGCCGAGCTGATGGCGGCGGTGATCTCGGCCATGTTCACCGTATTCATCAAGAAGACCAACGACTTTCAGGTTGGGAATCTACCGCTGACAGCGTTGGCCAACGAAGGCGATGGCCCTGGTGGGGACACCACTGGGGATGGCGAACTGGCGCTGGGCGAGGGCGCGATTGTCGACTTGGGGCAGGGCGAAGAACCCGTCATTGCTAACCCGGCTCGGCCCAATGCGCAGTTCGATCCGTTCTTTACCGCCGTTGTGAAGGAGATCGGTGCGGCCTTGGAACAACCGATGGAGGAACTGCTGCTGCACTACAGCAGCAGTTACAGCGCGGCCCGTGCGGCGATGTTGCAGGCTTGGCGTTTCTACAGCCTGCGCCGCTGGTGGCTGATCTGCGACTTTTGCCAGCCCAGCCGCGAACTGCTGATTGACGAGGCTGTGGCACGTGGACTGATCAAGTTGCCCGGCTATGCGGATCCGGCTAAGCGCAAGGCTTACTGCCAGGCGATCTGGATCGGTCCGGCCCGTGGCGCCATCGATGAGTTGAAGGAGGCCAACGCCGCCGGCAAGCGCATCGAGATCGGTGTCAGCAATGAGACGCTTGAAACCGCCGCGATGACCGGTGAGCCGTGGCAGCAGGTGTATCGACAGCGCGTGCGCGAAGTCGAGCAGCGCCGCAAGGACGGCTTGCACGTCCTGCCCAAGGGGCGCGAGCAGGAAACCCCACCAAACAACCCCAACGAGGAATAACCATGCCCCGCGCATTTGAGCTGGCTGCCTCGCAGCCTTGGCTGATGCTGCCCGGCGCCCTGGAAAACCTGCTGACCATCGCAGACCGAATGGGCGACCCGGCGGCGCTGGAGACACGCTCCGGCATGAGGCTGGACAACAGCCGTACCGTCAGCGTGCGCAACGGGGTGGCGATCATCCCAGTGGTCGGCCCGGTGTTTCGCTACGCCAATCTCTTCACCGAGATCAGTGGCGCGACCAGTACCCAGGTGCTGGCGACCGACCTGCAAAAAGCGCTGGACGACCCCAAGGTCAGCGCAATCATCCTGAACATCGACAGCCCAGGCGGTGTGGCCGCCGGCATCAACGAGCTGGCCGACCACATCCATGCAGCCCGAGATCGCAAACGCATTGTTGCTTACATCGGCGGCACCGGTGCCAGCGCGGCCTACTGGATCGCCTCGGCGGCTGGCGAGATCGTCATCGACGAGACCGCGCTCGCCGGCAGCATCGGCGTCGTGATCGAGGCGGTTGTGGAGGGCGAGGCCGCTACAGGACGTAAGCGTTACCAAATCGTCAGCCGCAACGCACCCAACAAACGGGTGGATCTGTCCACCGAAGAGGGACGGGCCAAGGTCGGCGAAACCGTCGACGCTATGGGCGACGTCTTCGTAGCCAAGGTGGCCCGGAACCTGGGCGTGGATCCGGAGCGCGTTCCGGAGATGGGCGACTTCGGCGGACTGCGTGTCGGCGTCGCCGCTGTCGAGTCCGGCTTGGCCCATCGTCTGGGCTCGCTTGAAGCATTGATTACCGAACTGGCCAAAACGGCCGCAACCCAACCGAGGAAATTCAACATGACCACCGTCAGCAGCACGGCGGAGTTGCGTGAGGCGCTGGCCGCCGGCACGGATCCGCAGACCATCCAGATCGCCCAGGCGAGTCAGCCGGATCTGGAGAGCATCCGCACCCAGAGCCGCGAGGAGGGCGCAACCGCTGAGCGGCAGCGCATCACCGGCATCAACGCGATGGCCGGCAAGGGATTCGAGACCGAGATCGCTGCCGCTATCGATGCCGGTACCTCGGTCGAGGCCACCGCTCTGCAACTGTTCAAGGCAGCGCAGGATCGCGGCATTTCACTGAACGCGATCAAGGCCGATGCCACCGGCGCCTCGACCTCGACCCCGGCCGATAACGATGACCAGGGCGAACGTAAGGCCGTGGTCAACGCCATCGTCGTGGGCGCCTCGCGCCGCTGACAGGAGAAACGCATGAGCAATCCAGAACGCCAAACCTACGTGCCCGAGCAGCTTTCAGCGGGCGCCTTCCCGGTGATGATTGACATCGCTGTGATCGCTGCCGGCCAGAACCTTCCGCGAGGCGCAGTCCTCGGACAAGTCCAGGCGAGCGGAGAGTACGTTTTGTGCAAGACCGCTGCCACGGACGGTTCCGAGGTGCCTTCAGCGATCCTCGATCAAGCCACGGACGCCAGTAACGGTGCACAAGCGGCGCCAATCCGCCTGACCGGCGAAGTGCTGGCCACCCAACTCACTCTCGGCGAAGGGCTCACCGTAGCGAAGGCGAAAGCCGTGCTACGAGCCCTGTGCCTCTTCGTTCGTTAACCGGAGTTTCCAATGGATATTTTTGATACCCGCACCATGCTGGAAGCGGTCGAGCAGATGCCGACCGCACGCCGCTTTCTGTTGAACACTTTTTTCAACGGCGGCACTCCGGTGACGTTCCCGACCAAAACCGTGGACATCGACATCATCAAGGGCAAACGCAAGATGGCGCCGTTCGTCAATCCGCGTCTGCCGGGCAGCCTGTCGCTGCGCGAGGGATACACCAGCAGCACATATGCGCCGCCATACATCCAGCCCAAACGTGAGACCACCGCCGAACTGGTACTCAAGCGTTCGGCCGGCGACAACCCGTACGCCACCCGTACACCGCTGGAGCGTGCGGGCCAGTTGCTGGGCAAGGATCTGCGTGATCTGGACGACGAGATCGTCCGCCGCGAAGAGTGGATGTGCGCCCAAGCGCTGACCACCGGCAAGGTTCGCGTGATCGGCGATGGCGTGGACGACACCATCGACTTCCTGATGGCGAGCGACCACCGGATCAGCCTCGGCAGCGGGCAATGGGGCACCGCCGACAGCGACCCCATCGGCAACCTGCGCAGTTGGAAACGTAAGATCGCCAAGGACTCCGGCCGCACGGCCAACACTGTGGCCATGAGCGGCGAAGCGCTGGACGCCTTCCAATCCAATGCGACGGTGATGAAGCAACTCAATACCCGTCGCGTCGACATGGGCATGATCAAGCCAGAGGAATTGCCCGACGGCGTGACCTACTTGGGTTACCTGAACGATCCGGGCGTCGACCTGTACGGCTATGACGAGTGGTATCTGGACGATGACGACGACGAACAGCCAATGATCCCGGTCGGCGGTCTGATCCTCGGTGCCACTTCGACGCGCAACGCGATGTTGTATGGCGCAATCCAGGATCTGGAGGCCGTGGAAAGCGGTCTGGTTGAAGCGGCCCGCTTTCCGAAAAGCTGGGTCACCCAAGAACCGAGCGCCCGCTGGCTGAAGCTGCAGAGTGCCGCCTTGGCCGGCCTGCTGGAACCGGACGCTTTCATCTACGCCAAGGTGGTGTGACATGGCCAAAAAAGCCGAATACCTAGTGATCGATGGTTGCGTGCAGGACGGTCGCAATGTGGTGGTCAAGGGCGAGCCCTACAGCCCGCCCAGCAGGGAGGTAGCGGACGCACTGTTGGCCGAGGGGTGCATTGCCGCCATCAAGGATCCGCGTGCGCAGCAATTGCTGCGAGACAATCCGGACGCGACCGACGACGTCGACGACGGTGCGTGATTATGGGTTTTCGCGAGTTGAGCGAAGACATGGACGCCCTGGTGCTGGATGGGCTGGGCGACATGGGGACGGTTGGCGGTCGCGAGATCGCCGGCTTCTTTTCCGCTCCCTGGTTGCAGCCGCGCATGGGACGGATCAACACCGGGTTGCGTGAGCCGCGTTTCGAGATCCGTGTCTGCGATGCGAACGGTGTCGAGGAGGGGCAACTGGTGGACATCGACCTGCCGACGCAGGACGGTGGCGGCCAGTATGACCTGGTGAAGCTCGAACCTGACGGCGATGGCTGGGTGGCATTGCTATTGAGGGCCAGATAATGAGCGTAGGCAGCTACTTCAAACCATCGTCCAGTGGCGGAATGATCTCGCTGCAGACTTCCACAGCAGACCTTAAGGCATTCCAGGACTTTGCCGCTTTGGTGCCCAAGGCTGCCGCGAACGCACAACGTCGGGCGATCAACAAAACACTGCGTTGGCTTGTCACCTACATCGCCCGTGCTGTCGGTCGTCAAGAGCGAATTGCGATCAAGGCGGTGAGACAGCGTCTACGGGCCTACCCGGTCAGTGGCGGGGCCAACAGCGGCAAGCTTTGGTTCGGTCTCGACTCCATCGAAGCCCGCCGCATCGGTAACGTCCGCCAGGGCAAAGCCGGTGTGTCGGTTGCAGGGCGTCGGTATGCAGGCGCCTTCCATAAAAAGGTCTACGGCAGTCAGGCAGACATCTGGATCCGTACAGCCAGCAAACATTTCGACGCCGCCGATTACCCGGACAGCGACGTCAGCGCGGCCGGCGGTGTCAGTTCGGGATGGATCGCCGAACACGGCAGCCGCTTCCCGCTGGCCAAGGCCAAGGTTTCGCTGGAGCAGGCCCGGCCTCTCTTTGAGGCTTGGATTCGTAAGGCCGACGCTCAACTGATGCATGTGCTGCAGCAGGAGCTGAACTTTGAACTGCAGAAGCATTTGAAGGGGAAATGACGTGACGGATCAAGTCGACGAACCGTTCAGCTTTGTGCGGTTGTATCAGGCCGTTGAGGCACACATCAGGATTCACCTTCCGGACGTGTGCACGGTGGCTATGTGGCCGGATATTCGGGATCGAATTCCGCTACCGGCAGTACTGATTGAGCTGGCAGAAATAGAGCCGGGTCACGATCCGGGAACTGGTGAGACGAGTCTGTCTTGCAAGTTCGAAGCGCGGGTGATTACAGATCCGATCCACCGCGACCACCACCAGCAGGCGGTGTTTCTTGCCGGGCAGTTGGCCGTGCTATTGCGGATGCAGTCGTGGGGCGTGAAGGTAGAACCGGCCGAGTTTGTGCAGTCCATGCCGGACTGGACTAAACCAGAACTGGACGGCTACACCGTCTGGGTCGTGGAGTGGACACAGCAGATCTACCTTGGCGACGCTGAATGGCCTTGGCCGGATCAGCCACCGGGCACTCTGGTGCTGAACTTGGAACCGGGCGACGGTCCTTTCCGTCCGGAAGACGTGTCATGAGTTCGGGTTATGTCGCCGCGCAGCACGACCGCATGCTCGCCGGCCTGGTCAAGGATTGCTACGTGGTCGCGGTGGATCTTGCCGCATCACCACCGGCTTGCCGGGTTTCGGACGGCGAATGGGTCAGCGGTTGGGTGCGCTGGCACAGCATCGCCGCTGGCAAAGCGCGGCACTGGCGGGCGCCGAGCATCAACGAGCAGGGCACGCTGATCAGTGCCAGCGGCGACGTGGCGCAGGGCACATTCATTCCTGGGCTGTACGGCAACGGCGGCCCACCGCCGGACAACCGCGATCATGTCGAAGTCTGGCATTTCGAGGATGGCGGTCGCTTGGTCTACGACTGGCAGGACAGCATTTACAGCATCACCTTGCCCACCGGAAAGGTCACCATCAAGGTCGGGGCAACTCAGGCCGAGGTCACCGACAACGCTGTCACGGTGAAGTCGGGAACGATCGATCTCGAAGCCACGGTGAACATCAAGGGGCCGGTCAGTATCGATGGGTCGCTGCACGTCACAGGGAACATCACAAGCGACGGCGCGATCCTGGACACCACCGGCAACACGGCCAACCACAAACACTGATAACCCACTCCACCCAGCCCGCCGCGTGCGGGCTTTTTTATGCCCGGAGCAATCATGGCCAAACCTCAAGACGATTCAACGACGCAGGATTCAGTCGCTGTTACTCAGCCGATCTCGACCTCGACCCTCACCTTTCGCGACACCCTCTACACCTCGCGCACGGTGATTCTTCCGGACGGTCGCACGCTTCCCGTAATCAAGAGCCTTGTCTCGGTCGAGGCGGGTGATGACATCGCGCTGAAATGCCTCAAGGCTCACCCCGAATACGAGCAGCTCAAGGAGTAGACCCGATGATCGGAATGGATCGCCACACCGGGCAGCCCATCTCCGGCATCGAGCATCTGCGTCAGTCGGTTGGAGACATCCTCGGCACACCGCTGCTGAGCCGTCGTGAACGGCCGGAGTACGGCAGCAAGTTGCGGCGCATGGTCGACCTACCGATCAACGAAGGCTGGAAGAGCGCGGCGCAGGCTGAGGCCGTGCGGGCGCTCAACCAATGGGAGCCGCGACTCAAGCTTGAGCGCATCGTGGTTGTCTCCGTCATCGGCGGCAAAATCAATTTCAAGATCAGCGGCGAGTACCTCGGTGAACGCGGCACGTTGGAGGTGTGGGTATGAGTACCCTGGTAGATCTGTCGGAGCTGCCGGCGCCTGACGTGCTGGAGCCGCTGGACTTTGAGGACACCTATAGCGAAGCGCTTGATGTGTTCCGTGGGCACATGGGGCAGAACTGGACAGCTTCGCTCGAAAGCGACCCAGTGACCAAGCTGCTGGAGGTCGGCAGCTACATCAAGCTCGGCAATCGGGCGCGAGTCAACGACGCGGCAAAGGCCCAGTTGTTGGCCTATGCCACCGGCACTGATCTGGATCACCTAGCCGCCAACGTCAACCTCAAGCGCTTGGTGATCCAGGCGGCGGACCCGCTGGCCGTGCCGCCGGTGGAGGCGGTGATGGAGTCCCATGATGCGCTGCGTGAGCGGGTTCAGCTGGCCTACGAAGGGCTGACCACGGCCGGGCCGCGCAACAGCTACATCCTCCATGCTCGAAACGCCTCGGCGCTGGTGGCCGATGCGACGGCCGAAAGTCCGAAACCGGCCTGCGTCGACGTCACGGTGCTGGGACTGGAGGGCGACGGCACGGCTGGGCCGCAGATTTTGGCTTTGGTTGCGGCGGCCGTGAACGACGATGACGTGCGCCCTGTCGGCGACCGCGTCACCGTGCGCGGCGCCGAGATCCTGCGTTACCGCGTGGATGCTGTGCTGCACATGAAAGGCACCGGCCCGGAGAACGACGCCGCGCTCACGGAGGCTATCCATCGGTTGGAGGCCTGGATCAATCCCCGGCGCCGCCTGGGCGTCGAGGTGGCTCGGTCCGGTGTCGATGCGCAGCTGCATGTCGCAGGCGTCGGCCGGGTCGAGCTCAAGGATTGGCAGGATTTGAAACCCACCAAGGCACAGGCCGCTTACTGCACGGGTTACACCGTCGTACTGGGAGGTTGAATGCGCAGTCTCTTGCCGCTCAACAGCACTCCATTGGAAAGGGGTATCGAAGCGACCTTCGCCGAGACCACGTTGATTCCGTTGCGCGCGCTGTACAACCCAGACACCTGCCCGGAGCATTTGCTGCCACATCTGGCCTGGGCCTGGTCGGTCGACCGCTGGGACCCGGCGTGGCCGGAACCGGTAAAGCGCGCGGCGATCAAGGCATCGTTCTACATCCACAAGCACAAAGGCACCATCGGTGCGCTACGTCGGGTGGTCGAGCCGCTGGGCTATCTGATCGAGGTGCTGGAGTGGTGGCAGACGGTGCCGGAAGGCGTGCCGGGCACCTTCGCTCTGAAAGTCGGAGTTCTCGACACCGGCATCACCGAGGAAATGTACCTCGAACTCGAACGTCTGATCGATGACGCCAAACCTGTCAGTCGGCAACTCACCGGCTTGGCCATCAGCCTTGAAACGCAAGGCAACTTGAACATTGCAGCGTCTCTTTACGAAGGCGACGAAATCGACGTCTACCCGCCTGTGATGCGTGACATCGAAGTCACCGGCAGCTTCGGCGTGATCGGACGCGAACACACCATAGACACCCTGGACATCTATCAATGACTGATGCGAATTCGCAGTTTTTCGCCATCCTCACGACCGTGGGAAAGGCCAAACAGGCAAACGCCGACGCGCTCGGCATCCCCTGGAAAATCACCGAAATGGGTGTGGGCGATGCCAACAACATTGACCCGGTCATCCCCGCTGAAGGGCAGACCAAACTGATCAACGAATGGCGACGCAAGCCGTTGAACCGGCTGTTCGTCGACCCGGTTAACCCGGCAGTGCTGATCGCAGAGCAGGTCATTCCTGCCGATGAGGGCGGGCGCTGGATCCGCGAGATCGGCCTATACGACGCAGACGGCGATCTGGTGGCCGTGGCCAACTGCGCGCCGAGCTTCAAGCCGTTGCTGTCACAGGGCTCGGGCCGCACGCAGATCGTGCGCATGAACTTCATTGTCACCAGCACCGGCAACATTCAGCTCAAGATTGATCCGGCGGTGGTGCTGGCCACGCGTGCATTTGTTGAGGCGGCGATTCTGGAAGTGCTGCCGAAGAACAAAACTCCGGGCCAGTGGACGCGGGTCAAGACCAATGATCGTGGGATTGTGGTGGAGGGTGATAACCCGGACACGCTTGCTGGCATGGGCATCAAGGACACCTACACCAAGACGCAGATCGAGGCGATGATTGCCCAGGCCTCGGCGTTACCCGTGGGGGCCACGGTCGCGCTTCCGGTGGACAAAATCGCGCCCGGGTTTCTGGAGCTGGACGGCTCGGTTAAGAGCATTGCGGTATATCCAGATCTGGCAACATTCCTCGGAACTACCTTCAACAAAGGCGACGAGGGGGCCGGCAATTTCCGCTTGCCGGAATCGCGTGGCGAGTTCATGCGCGGCTGGGATCATGGGCGCGGGGTGGATGTTGGTCGAGCTATTGGCAGTAGCCAGCTGGGGCAGTTGGAGTCTCACGATCACGCTACTCGTTCGGGATTGGGCATTACTGGCTCTGGCAGTAATGCGTTGGTGGCGTATGCGAATACGACAGTCGGAACTCCGCTGTCGACCGGCGCGATGTCCTTCTATGGTGGGAATGAAACCCGCCCGCGTAACTTGGCGGTCATGTGGTGCATCAAGGCCTGGAACGCGCCGATCAATCAGGGAAACATCGACATTCAGGCGCTTGCGGCGCTGGCCACGCAGGCCACCGAGATCAAGCTGGGTACGGCAAAGATCGCGACGCAAGCTCAAGTCAACGCCGGAAACGATGACGCAACGATCATCACGCCGAAAAAACTTCGGTTCGGTTTCGCGATGCTGCTGGCAATCAACGGATTTATCGCGTTCCCGTCGTGGCTGGGGGGCTTCGTTTTCCAGTGGGGGCGAATCACAATCAACCAAGCAACAATCAATGCTCCAGCGTCTGGAAACTGGACGTATCCGATGCAGTTTCCGACGGTCTGTTACACCGCTTGGGCGTTTCAACACTCGCTCGGGGGGAACGCTGGCGCATCGCTAATTGAGCGGATGAGTGGCGGTGGGGATCCGACGGTAAGCGGCGCAACGTTCTACATTGCTGATGCTGATGCGGTCGGCAACTACACGTTGCGAACTTTTGCTTTGGGCTTTTGAGAGGTGCCGCAATGAAGATGTTTTACAGCCCGTCTCATAACGGCATGTTCAATGATGTCGTGTATGGAAAGTCTTTGCCGAAAGATGCGGTGTTGATTCCGTCCGAGCGCGTTAACGAAATCCTCGAAGGCTTGGGTATGCAGAAAACGCTCGTCGTTGGGGATGAAGGTTTGTTGGTGCTAGTTGACCCTGTCCCGATTGAGCCGACGATTGAGCAGTTGGCCGCTGCCGAAAGGGCTTGGCGTGATGCGGAGGTGCTTCGAATCTCTTGGTTGCGTGATCGTCACCGGGATCAAGTGGATACATCCGATGCGACCACGCTAACGCCTGAGCAATTCAACGAGCTGCTGGTTTACATGCAGGCCCTGCGCGACTGGCCGCAATCTGCCGACTTCCCGGTGATCGAACGTCGACCCATTGCACCGGACTGGATCGCCGGGCAAAGCCAATAGACGCCCCGTACTGACGGGGCGTTTTCTTTTCCGTCACGCATAACACCAACACCCTCACAGCCTCGCTAATGCGGGGTTTTTCGTTTCTGGAGAACGAACTTTATGAGTTTCTTTCATGGCGTCACGACCACTTCGGTCGATACCGGGGCGCGTACGATTTCGTTACCGTCCTCCTCGATCATCGGCCTGTGCGACACCTTCACCCCTGGACTGGTCGGCGGCGGTACCGCCAAGGCCGGTGAGCTCAAACTGATCACAACCGAACGCGAGGCCATCGCCGCCTTCGGCGCGGGGGCCGCGATCACCAAAGCTTGCCAGGCGATCTACACCAAAGCCAAGGCGGTTATCGTCGCCATCGGTGTGCCGAAGATGGACGACCCGGCGCTGCAGACCTCGGCGATCATCGGCGGCGTCCTAGCCTCCGGACAGCGCACTGGCCTGCAGGCGCTGCTCGATGGCAAAAGCCTGTTCAACGCCCAGCCGCGATTGCTGATCGCTCCAGGTCATTCGGCCACTCAGGCGATAGCCACAGCAATGGACGGTCTCGCGCAAAAACTGCGAGCCATCGCCATCATCGATGGGCCATGCACGACCGATGAGGCCGCCATGGCCTACGCCGACAACTTCGGCAGCCGCAACCTGTTCATGGTCGACCCTGGTGTGCAGTTCTGGGACACCGACACCAGCAAGACCGTTGATGCGCCGGGATCGGCGTGGACTGCCGGTCTGTTCGCCTGGACGGATGCCACCTACGGCTTCTGGGCCTCGCCTTCGAACAAGGAGTTCACCGGCATCACCGGTACCACTCGCGCGGTCGAGTACCTGGACGGCGACGAAACCTGCCGAGCCAACCTGCTCAACAACGCGAACATCACCACGATCATTCGCGACGACGGCTACCGGCTGTGGGGCAACCGCACCCTGTCGAGCGATCCGAAATGGGCTTTCGTCACCCGCGTGCGCACGCTGTTCATTCTCATGGACGCGGTGCAGGCCGGCCACAAGTGGGCAGTCGACCGCTCGATCACCAAGACCTACGTCAAGGACGTCACCGATGGCCTGGAAGCGTTCATGCGCGACCTGAAAAATCAGGGGGCGGTGATTAACTTCGAAGTGTTCGCCGATGAAGAGCTGAACACGGCCAGTCAGATCGAGCAGGGCAAGGTGTACTGGCGAATCCGCTTCACCGACGTGCCGCCGGCCGAAAACCCAAATTTCCTCTTCGAAGTCACCAACCAATGGATGACCGAAGTGCTTGAAACCGCCTAAGGAGGCCACCCGATGAAGCCTGAAGTTTTGTCCAATTGTGCGGCGTTTATCGACGGCGTGAGTTTTGCCGGCGATGTGCCGAGCGTGACCCTGCCCAAGGTCGTGCTGAAAACCGAAACCTATCGGGGCGGCGGCATGGCCGGTGAGATCGAGATCCCGGTCGGTGTCGAAAAACTCGAAGCCGGATTCACCACCAACGGCGTGCGCCGTGAGGCGTTGAAGTGGTTCGGGCTGTCCGACCGCACTGCCTGCAATGCCGTGTTTCGCGGCACGTTCAAAGGCCTGCAAGGCAAGGTCATCTCGGTCATCGTCACCATGCGCGGAGGCCTGAAAGAGGTCGACATGGGCGACTGGAAGGCCGGTGAAAAAGCCGAGACCAAACACAACATGGCATTGACCTACTACAAGCTCGAAGTCGGCGGTCGGTTGATTTACGAGATCGACATGGTCGGCATGGTGCTGGTGATCGACGGCGTCGACCAGCTCGCAGAAGAACGTTCGGCCCTGGGCCTTTAAGGAAAACAAACCGTGAAACAAGACATTCAATCGACCACTGAATCGCCCCTCCCAAAATGGCTGCAACTGTCCGACGACGGTTTTCGCATCAGCCTCAAATACCCGACCGAGTTGTGCGGTGTGACGGTCGACACCCTAATGATGCGCGCGCCCTGCGTGCGGGATGTGCGGGCCGCGCAAGCGGCCTCCAACGGTGACGCCGAGCAGCGTGAACTGTCGCTGTTTGCCTCGCTGACCCAGACCCCGGAGGCAGATCTGTTAGCGCTCAAGCTGGTCGATTACATGCGCCTGCAGACCGGCTATTTTCGTCTGGTCACGGACGAGTAAATGCGACGGCTCGACGTTGAAGCTTTTGGCCAAACGCATGGCCAGAGAGACCGGGTTCTCGGCGGCTGAGATCACGGCGATGCCCTTCAACGAACTGGTGTGGTGGCTTTCTGACTGAGCCACCGCTCAACACTTTCCGACGCATAAGGCACGCTCATGGCGAAGAACCTCGCGCTTGGCTTTGTCATTGGCGGCGCCGTCGATCCGACGGTAGGCAAAGCGTTCAAGGACGTCGAAAGCAAGATCAAACATTTGGACTCGGTGGGCAGCAAAGCCCGAGTCCTGCAGAACACTATCGGCGACACCATGCGTTTGCGTGATGAATGGCGCAAGGCGCACATGACCGGTGCCGCAGGCGCAGACAAGCTGCTGGCCAAGTACGAAAAGAACCTCGAACTGCTGAAGAAACAGGGCGTCGAGGTGGGGCGATTGAGCAAAGCTTACGCCACCATGGGCCGCGTGGCCGCCGGTGCCGAACTCAAAGCCCTCGGGCATCGACAGATCGAGGAAGGTCGGTCTGGTCTGAAAAGCACCCTCGGTCAGGCCGGTGCGCTGACCGCCGCCGCAGCCATTCCGACCAAGGTCAGTGCCGATTACGGCGCGATCATTCGCGACATCGCGATCAAGGCCAACATTGCCAATTCGCCGGAAGAGGCGCAGTTGTCCAAGACGGTGATCGACACGTCGCGCGATACCGGTATGGCACGCAATCAGGTGGCCGAAGTGGTCAATGCCCTGGTCGGTGCTGGCATGGAGCTGGACAAAGCGTTGGCCTACGCCCCGACGGCGGCCAAGTTTGCCATCGGCCAAGGATCGGAAGGCACTGAAACAGCCAAGATGATCAACGCGCTGGGACAAAACGCCAAGATCACTGATCCGAAGGTAATGGAAAAGGCGCTGGAAGCCATCGCCTATCAGGGCCAGGCAGGCAGCTTTGAGGCGGTCGACATGGCCAAGTGGTTCCCCGAGCTGCTGGCCGGTATGGGCAAACTGGGCATCACCGGCATGGACTCGGTGACGCAGCTGGGCGCCATGCTTCAGGTGCAGATGAAGACGGCCGGCGGTTCGGACGAGGCCGCGAACAACCTCAAGAACTGGATGGAGAAAATCGGTTCCGGTGAGACGGTAGACGCCTATAAAAAGGCCGGTATCGACTACAAGGGCTCGATGCAGACCGGTTTGCAAAACGGCATGTCGACACTGGAATCCAGTTTTGCCCTGGCCCAGAAGTACATCCAGGCGACCGATCCGAAGCGAGCTGCCGAAATGGCCAAGGCCACGGCCGCGATAAGCAAAGAGGCCGATCCCGAGAAAGCCAAGGCCATGATGAAATCGCTGGAGGAGGCTTTGCGCACCGGTGACCTGTTCGCTGACATGCAGGTGAAAGCAGCCCTGACGGCGTACATGCAGAACAAGGATCTGTACAACCAGCTGAAAAAGGACTCGGCCGGGGCCACCGGGATCCTCGACAAGAACCTCGCTGAACGCCGGCAGACGTCTGCGCAAAAATGGTCCGAGATGGCGCAGTCCATGGACGACGCCATGCGCAGCATCGGCGATGCGATCCGGCCGGTCACCGACGCCGTGGCTGACGGCATCAACAACGTCAGCCGCAAACTGTCGGTTTTTGCCGATGAGTTTCCACGGGTCACGCTGGGCATTGGTACGGCCGTCGCTGGACTGGTTGCGCTGAAGGGCGCCGTCAGTGCGTTCAAGGTCGGCAAGGGCCTGATGAACCTCGGGCGTGGCACCTTGATGGGCAACCCGAATATTCCGCAAAAGGTGATCGTCACCAACCTGCCAGGGGCTGGGGGTGGGCTGGATGCCGGCGACTTGGATGCCGGCGATGGCAAGAAGAGCAAAGGTGGTAAGGGCGGCGGCAGCGGAGGCGGTGGGCGCGGCGGCAAGATCGCCGACGGCGTCAAGGGGCCGGCGATGCTCGCGGTCGTCGACGCCGGTTTCAAAGCCTATGACACCTACCAGAATGCCGAGACTCAGGACGAAAAGGCCGAAGGCTACGGCGAGGCAGCGGGTGGACTGGCAGGTACTTTGGCCGGCGCGGCCGCCGGTGCTGCCATCGGTACGGCGGTCCCGATTATTGGCAACATCGTCGGCGGCTTGATTGGCGGATACCTCGGTTACATGGGCGGCGATGCGGCGGGAGGTTTTCTGGGCA